GATCCCAACGCCGAATGTGACGAGCATTTTGCTCTTCCAAGCATGAAGGCTTACCAAGCGGGAGGTGGATTAGATCCTTTTGCTAAATACCGATATGCAGACGACGAAGAGCCTTTCCGTCGAGTCGAAGCCGATGAACGGCCCGGACTAACAACTGAGACGATTGATTGGGAGGCTCACAAGGCTTTCGGGAGGTCACTATGAATGTCAAACTTGAGAAGCGGCCATTGCCGCCAACACGCCATTCGTGGCCGTTTTCTGAGATGGAAGTAGGACACTGTTTCCGTGTACCCGAAGACAAACTGAAGTCCGTACGGACTAGCGCGGTTCACTACGCGTCTAAGCACGCTGGCGTGAAGTTCTCCGTTAGGACAATAAACGGGAAGATTTTTTGTTGGAGAGTATCGTGAGCAATTGCATAAAGAACGGCGCAACCGTTTATCTTGCCGACTACGGCGCAACTGTGCATTGCGATCTATACGAAGAAGAGTATGCGTATGTGATCGCCTACGTAGGCACGTTTAACAATGCGGATGTAGACGACAAGGATATTGACCTGTTCGTCTATGAAATTGACGTGCACCTTGAGAGCGCGAAGGTCATCATAGCGGTCCCGGAAGAATGTAGAAAAACACCGAAGTTGGAGAGCTACCTTGATTGAATACGTCCCTTCGATACCCGGATACTATTGCTTCGATCCGCATTTCGGATGGCTCAAGTTCGATACGTACATCTCGATGATGGAGTATTACAACCATCAAGAGTGCGTATGCCGGGTTGTCGAGAATCCCATAGTAGGGGCCATTGTATGAGCGAGCTATTATGCTTTATTTTCGGCTTCTTCCTGGGATTCATGATCGGTATGTTTATATGCGCAGGGAGCGATGACGAATGAGTGATACCCAAACGGAAATGATGGAAGTCGTTCCCATCACAAACGAACGTGGGCAGACTCGCAACTACGAAACTGTGGCAAGTCGGCTCTCGCGCTTTCGCGCGGACCACCCGGATTGGGCGATTCATTCAGAGATATGGGAGATAACGGACGAGGTGGTACGTGCTCGCGTTTCCATCGGCTTCTATGACGCTGGCGCGTTGACATTCGTTGTGTTGTCGCAAGCGCATGCGGAGGAATATCGTGCTGCATCGGATATTAACGCAACATCGGCTTTGGAGAATTGCGAGACTTCGGCGCTTGGGCGGGCGCTTGCATTTATTGGATACGGTTCGGCCAATTCGGTTGCCTCCGCAGAGGAAGTCATTGGAGCCAAGGCGAAATCCAAGGCGCTTGGCGAGGCTAAGCCGGGAGCGCTGATCCTTCTGCAAAACGCGGCGAAGGAGTCCTACGAAGCGCTTGAGCACTGTTGGAAGAGAACGCTTTCGGATACGGATCGCGAGGCATGCCGCCCCTACATTACGCGCCTAAAGAAGGAGGCCGCTAAATGATCGAAACCGCCGATGGAAAATGTTGGATTGTTCCAAAAAAAGAATACGAAGCGCTTGTTGAGCGAAACAATTGGCTTGGCTACCTCGAATCGGCTGGCGTCGATAATTGGGATGGAATAGAAGTGGCTATCCAACTTCGGAACGAGGATCTGGAATGAGAAAAAAATACATTGATGCTCTTGAGGCGGTAGAAATTTGCCGTAGAGCCGGATATGTGTTCCCACAAGAATATACGCAAGGAAATTGGTTCCCACATGAGTGGGTTGTGGAGGCGCTGAACGAAGCGTTTGAGCGCGGATTTATTCGCGGCAACGTGGAGGGAAGATGTGAGTGACGATCATATGACGGATTTTGACCGGTTCGGTCGAATAACGGCATCGGTTGTATCCGCTATCCTTCGCTCAGAAGGAGAAACGCGAAGCGCTAAGTGGGCGTGGCGCGTCATCACGGGAAGGGAGCCCATTAAACCACCGGGACCGGATTGTGAGCGAGGACTTGAACACGAAGACGACGCGATTGCAGCGGCAGAGGCACAGCTTTGTGCGTTGGCGAGACCGGGGCGGTTTGTTAGTCACCGTGACTTTGATTGGTTGGGCGCTTCTCCTGATGGCTTTATTGAGGAAGGAGGGTTAGCGATACCCATAGAGGCGAAGTGCCCGCGTCAGTTGCATGCAGAGATACCGCCCAAGTATTGCGACCAAGTGCAAACGCAGATTGAATGCTGCAATGTTCCGCATGCCTACTTTGTCTCTTGGACGGAAAGCGGCGGCAAGTGGGTCACGAAAGTCGAGCGTGACCCCGCGTGGTGGTCAAGGAGCAAGCCGATATTGGAAGCGTTTTACAACGATTACGTTCTCAAGGATGTTGAACCACCGCGCGCCCAACGGCGCAAAAAGGAAAAGTAATGGCTAACGGATTCCCTGGATACAACACCGAACGCAGAGAAGCGTTTTTCAAGGAGGATTGGCCCCCCGTGTGTGCGGCAATCGAACTATTGCAGAGCATTATCCCGAGTCAAGGGATGCCGCCCCCTGATATGACTCGCCAGCTTATCGACCGTCTTTGTAAGACGGTCGCCATTCTCAAAGATATTGTTGAGGACGATCAAGCGGAAATTCTTGCGCTCAAAGCGCTCATGAAAGCCATGCAGCGACACTAAGGAGGATGAAATGGGCGTCAAGTATGAGGTAAAGGCCGTAACGGGCACGTACAAGGACAACAACGGGAACGAGAAGCAACGCACCGTGAAAGTGGGCGTCATCATCGAAGGGAGGAACGGTTTCATGATGAAGTTGGAGGCTATCCCTGTGGGTTGGGACGGCTGGGCGTATCTCAACGCGCCAGAGGCAAGGTCGTCGGGCGGGAACCGTCCGCAGCGCGCCGCGCCACCGCCACCTGCGGATGACGGATTTGATGATTCAGATATTGCCTTTTGATGTATGCCATATGCTATTTATGAAGATGGACTAGAGGCCAGACGAGCCTACCAAAAAACGGAGGAAGGAAGGGCTCGTCACGCGGAGGCAAATAAACGTTGGAGGGCAAAGCAAGCTAAACGTTACAAGGCGCAGAATGCGCTCAATAACGCTATTCGTGACGGAAAGGTTATCCCTTGGCCTGTATGCGCTGTTCCTGAGTGCGATAAAAAGCCTCAAGCTCACCATGCAGATTATGATTCGCCGCTTGGCGTTACGTGGTTGTGCGATGCGCACCACAAAGAAGCCCATGCGCTTGTTCCGCGCCCCCATAATGGCAATGAATTTAAACGTTTAGATAGGAGTTATACGTGAAATATTTCACGACTTTGTTTTTTGGCCTTTTGGTGTCGTTGTTTGCGTATGCGCAAACAAATCCCGCTTCGGTAACGGTCAACGGATACACCTACAACAAATGCGCGGACGAGCACAATCAATGCTCTTTCACGTACTCGCGCAAGGTGCTGTACGGCTCATTCCCGCCTGCTGATTCGACGGCACAGTATGGCTTTTATGGGCCATTTACCGGAGGTGTTTTCTGTGACAACGGCGTGGGAAGTGATCCCGCGCCAGGGTTCGGGAAGGCATGCTATTACACGAACGACAATCCGCCAACGGTTGTCGTGAGTGGCACCACCTACACGAAGTGCGCCACAGAGCATAGTAATTGCAGCTTTTCCGGCACGGGCACCGTGGTATTTGGTGCGTTCCCCCCGAACGATCCGACAGCTGCGTATCAGGTTGATGCAAACGTGGCCGGTGGGCATATCTGCGACTCCAGTTTGAATGGCACGGACCCTGCCCCGGGCTACCTCAAGGCGTGCTATATCAACACGACGCCCCCGCCGCCCGCTCCCACGGTCACGCTCACCGCGAACCCAGCGAGCATCCAAAGCGGGCAGTCATCGACACTCTCACTTACCACGTCGAACGCCACGTCATGTAGCGGGCCCGTGAGCGGCACCGGAGGCACGGCCAATGTATCGCCAACAGCTACCACGAGTTACACAGAAACGTGCACGGGCGCTGGCGGTAGCGGAAGCGGTTCGGCTACTGTCACAGTCACCCAACCCCCGCCACCGGCACCTACGGCAACGCTTACGGCGAACCCGCCCACTATCACGAGTGGGCAGTCTTCGGTTCTCACGCTTGCGAGCACGAATGCAACGTCTTGCACCGGCCCGGTTGGTGGTACGAGCGGCACAGTTTCCGTGTCTCCCACTGTAACGACCTCTTATTCTGAGACCTGCACGGGCACCACGTCGCCCCCGGCGACTGCTACGGCTACCGTCACAGTAGGGAGTAGCGGCGGCACCATCCCGACGCCCACGGTCAACTGTGGATCACCCACAGTAACGGCCTTGCAAGGGACGAATGGCCTTATCACCGTGGATAGCCCGTCTGCCGATACGCTGCGCACGTTCAACGTCAATCAGAGTTTCCCGATTGCCTTCACTTCGGCGGCCACGGTTGCGGACCATGTGATATGGAGCGCGCAGGACGTATTGGGTCACCAATGGGCTAGTGGATCCTTTGCCGTGCCTGTCGGCCCGCAAACGAACACCATTACCTGTACGTCAACCTTTGCCGGCTACTTGCAAGTCACCGCAAGCCTGCAATCGGGCGGCGGATCGTTGCCGGTGAAGGGAACGCGGCCCCCGGGCATTGCCTCCATTGGCATCGTGCCTAATCTGTCCTATGCGTTGCCTGCTGTCACGTATGCCTTCCCCGATCAACATCGGTTCGGCATGCAGGGCTTCAACAGCAACTATCCCGCCCTTTTGGATCTTGGAATCAAGTGGACCATTACCAATCGTCAGCAATCATGGGGTGAGCCTAACGGCCCGAACACCTACACCCCGAGTAATGACCTGGAGTCGGACTACACCAATCACCTTGACATCTCGCGGTTGATTCGACTGGATGGCATTCCAGCATGGGATAGCAGCACGGGTGCGTTCAACGATAGCTATTCGTTGCCCACCAATACGGCTGAATATCAGTCCTACATGGGGCGTGTCGGTACGGATAGCATCAACATCCTGAACCAGTATTACCCCAATCAACGTTATGACTATTACCAAGTGACGTGGGAGCCGTCGCTGGGCTGGGTTTATCCGTCTTCAAACTTCGTCACGCTGTATCAGTTGGCATATAACGGTTTGCATTCGACTGATACAAAGGCAATGGTTATGGGGGTAGCTAACCCATTCCCTGATAATAGCGCCCAAGCCACCGGGAACTATCTTGCGCAGTATCAACCTAGTGGATTCTGTAACTACATTGACGGAGTAACGACGCACGCCTATTACAACGCGGGAACCTACCCCGCCCAACCACCTGAATTGCAAAATCAACAGGGAGGTGCAAGCGCCGTAAACTCGCTGAACAATTCGATGCATAACCTTCGGGCGAAGATGCAATCCTGTAAGCCGAATATGGTTCTGTGGAATACCGAAATGGGTATCTCCTACGATCCAAATATCGCTTACGGATCCGCAGCTATCACGCCGAACCAACTGTGGGCACAAGCTGTCGTGGCTGCACGCGCCCATATCATCGTTTTGGGTGAGGGTGCGCAGGTAACCACGTTCTTCTTCGGGCCGGATTATCCGGGTGAGATTGGGTACGGTACATATTTCGATCTGAATGATGCGCAAGGTGCATATGGGGCAACGAATCTGTCGCCCAAGCCTGAAGCTATGGCGCTTGCTGCCCTCACGCACACCCTTGACGGAACGAAGACGTTGGGTAAGGTCAACAGCCTGCCCGCCACCGGTTACGGCTATGCCTTCCAGCAACTGAGCAGCAACACCGTCATCACCGCCCTATGGGTCCATGACAATGCTCACTGGCCCGTCAGCGGTTCGTACTCAACCACCTACAGCGTGCCGTATTCGCTGCCCGTGGATGCCGCTGGAACGGCTGGGAATGTGATCGTGTTGGATGCTTTCGGGAACCCGACTAGGGTTGCCTACTCCAACGGGCAAGTCTCGCTGACGCTGACTGAATCGCCGATCTATGTTGTGTCGCAAAACCCGACCGTCACCGGTCAAAACGTAACCGCCCCTGTAGGGTACACGGGGCAATAACAGGAGTGGGGCCGGGATAACCGGCCCCTATATAGCATGGACCCCTGTAAAACTGTTGCTGAAATATGGGCTGACTTCGATAAAAAATGCCTTCCCGGATTTATGCCGGAAGAAGTTGTCATTTTTAAGCATGCGTTCTACGCCGCGTTTGAATCCGCGCTGCTTTCTATGGTTTGTGCGCCGCATATTTTTGCAGGAGATGCAGATAAGACAAGCGCTTATATGGTTGGTCTGGTTAACGAGTGCAAGGATTATTTTAATAGCATGATGGAGGCGCGAAATGGTAGCAAGAGTGAGTGATAACCAAGTCATCAATGGGAAGATGGATGTTATTTCGGATGCCGCTACGTCCGAGTTCCCGGACTGTTGCTTTATCGGCTTGGTGATTGACGGGAATGGAGATGCCCACTACGTCGCCAACATCGAGCGGAACGACGCCATTGAAGTGCTCACCTCCTTCGTGGAGGAACTACGTGCGGCAAACAACGGGAGCCTAAATTGAATAGCTACGAAAGAGAACTTCTTGTGGCCGCACAAGAACGCATACGAAAAGAGGATAGCCGGTATATTTGCTGCGCCTTGGAGTCATTGTGTTTATCGGACCCTAGGTTTGCTCGTAATAAGCGTTACGAAGCAGCAAGATGTAGTCTGACCGCTTATATTTCAGATAAATTGCGCGGACACCCAACGCTTGAGAGTTGGCAAACAAGTTCAAAAAGTTTGCGAGTAGCGCGGAACATCACTTATAAGTCTGCAAAAAAAGATCGTATTGATTGGATAAGTTGGATGTTGGAGGAAGTATGAAAGGCGGCTTTGGTTTGGCGTTCGGTATTATGCTTATTGCGGCCTATCTCACGAGCATTGTGGACAATCTTTACCACGCCGCCGTTGGGTTGCTGCTCGCTTGCATGTTCTTCCCACCGGTCGGCATGATAGACGGCATGATCGTCTGGTATCGTTGGCTAAATAACTGAATCCTCGCCAACATACTCTTTTAGCGCTTCATCACAGTGATTTGTGTTGATTGCATCCAGTAGCCGGCAGAGCACGCACCCCCATGCCTTATGGGCGTCGCGTGCTCTCGCCGCACGATTCGATAACGTTTGGTTATAAGACCCCAACAGGACAATGCAGTTGAGGCCACAGTCAAGCCAGCGCAGGACGTTCCAGAAGTAGACGACGGTCTTTTTCATGTCACGCCCCCAAAATCTTCGCGCCAATAAAGTAAGCAACCGCGCCGAGGACCGATCCAACGATCAATTCCAACCAGTCTGGACGTTCTCTGTGGTGGTGTTGACGCTGGGAGCCCTGGATAAGGAGGGAATCTATCTTCGCCCCTAGCTCTGACACCTCTTGCTCAAGGCGCGCAAGTTGTCTATCTTGGGAATCGAGGCGGGCAAGCACACTGCCGAAAGCCAAGGGGTCGTATTCATTAACCATGACGGGATGTACCTCATGATTCAGACATTAGAGCAACAGGTAGCCGCGAATCCACCCGGCCACCCTTCGTTTTTTGAATTCATTTTCTTGCTGCTATACAACATCTTCGATGCCGTCCTATCTCCCACCGGGATTTTCATTATGATCCTGGCGGTTCTGTACATCTGGATACGAAACGATGCCAAGACTAGACGCTATCGGAACGATTGAATACATAGCGCTTACAATTCTAATCTATATCGTCAACCACCCTGTCATATGCCTCTTGATCCTTTGGCTAACGGTCTCCTTCCGCTACCTTGCGGACCCCGAGCGCAAGCCCCGCCCCTAACTGAGGGGCGAGTAGTGAGGCATTATTTCCAAATGCACGCATTAGCTCCGGTCGCTTTGCAACCGCTGCCAGCATGGCTTGTCTACCAGCGTTGGTCCCGTAGGCTGCTGCTGTCCCAAGCGCTGCTGTCGTTGCCAGTGGGTGAGCAACCATCTTGGGTATCCCGCCTCCCGCAAGGAAGCCGCCGAGCATCCCCCGCCCGGCCGTACCACTATCGGGAACGTTGGAGCCAAGCACCTTCATGCTTGCGTCCGATAGCCCTTGCATGTTGGCTTGCCCTTTGGCAAACGCCCCTTTCCCAACTGAGGTATCCCCCGCTTTCACCGCCGCCTGTAGTTGGCCGGCCATGATAGGCGCTTCGGGATTGTTGACGCGCGCCGCCGCGTTGCGCAGCACCGTGTAATTGCGCCACGCCGCATTGATCGGCTTGAGCGACGGCACGTTAGGGTTTGTCCGCTCCAACGAATCACGCATAACGCTTTGGGCTTGCTTGAGTAGCCCCGCCATGTCCCGCTGGAATCCATCCGTCGAACTAGCGAAGTTCGCCGCCTCTTTCCCAATTACACTGTCCGCCGTTTTGAACGTAGTCCCAGACATGGATCCGTTCTGTAGCTGACTGGCAATGTTGCGTTGCAATATTGCGTTGAACCGATTCTGGAGGTCAGGAGGGAGCGTCGATACTTGCTGGAAGATCGGCGTTAAGTCTCGTTTAAGCTGCGTGTCTGCGGTAAATGTCACCTGCGGGAGCACTTTGTCATACTCCGCACCGATCTTGTCTGCCACCTGCGCAACTGCATCCCGGCCCACCACCCCCTTGGGCATCGTCTCGCCGATAGGCGCAAGCACTTGGTTATACAGTGCCGTGTTCATGTCGTTGAGCGCGGACCCGCGCGCCTTCGCGATCTGTTCGCCGACAAACGGGATAGACGAAGCCTTCTGCTCAACTGAATTGATCGAACCTCCTGCGGCTTGGCCGGGGGTGAGCGTCACGCCCTGATCCATGAGGGATTGCGCCTCTGGCGAGAGGTTGGCCCCTGCGATAACGCGTCCCAGCCCGCCTACCGCGCCGCCCATGAGTGCGCCGCCCGCCATGTTGCCGGCGATGTCACCCAGCGAGGTATCGGCGTGCACGGGCTGCATGCCAGCGGCGGCGGCACCGGTGAGCGCACCCCTGACGACGCCGCCCCCTTGGCCCATTGGGATAAAGTTCGTCGGGTTGGCCATCTGTTCGGCCACCGCATTGACACCAGTCTCCAAGGCCCCCTGCGGGGCCGGGGTGTACTTGTCGATCAAGCTCTTCAGGATTGTGTCTACATCCTGGAGATGCGGGTTATGACCTATGGCTTGGCCTATGGCATTCACTGCCGCGTTCAACGGATTGCCGATGACGCCCGCCGCGTCCGCGAGGCCATGACCTGCGGCCCGAGCAGTTAGGCCAAGCTGACGCACGGCATCCTGCCCGAGGTTTGTCGGCATCATCGAGAAGCCATTGTCTGTCGTGCCCGGTCCCCCGCCGCCCGGAGGGTTGGCGGCTATCTGCTGTTCCAGTGTAGGAGTTGGAGTAGCGGGCGGTGCGCCAGACGGCGCGGCTGTTGGAGGCGGCGGCACCGATGCAACGTGAGCCTTGAAGTTCTTGAGGTACTTGAGCGTTTCCGTTGGCAGATCCGATAGGTCGCGTCCATTTGCTATCCAGTTGTCCGTCTTACCCGGACCCATGTTGTAAGCGATAGCAGCGGTTTCCGCATCGCCGTAGCGCTGCGTCATGGCGGCCATGTAGTCGCGTCCGGCCCGCGCGTCATCTGTCGGGGAGCCGTTAGAGGGCTTGACGCCGAATCCTGGGGATGTGGCCGTAGCGGGCATGACCTGCATGTTGC